CCGTTGTTGTCGAAGAACTGAAGTTTCGGCTGCGGGGCCAGAGTTGCCATGTCGGTCCTTACTGTTGAGTCTGCTGCACGGTCAGCACGATAGCAGGCGCGGTGGGTGCAGACGCCGCCAGACCAGAGACGGTGTTGATCGAGACGTCGATATTATTCGATGCGTAGGCCAGTTCAACGTAATCGTTCGCGTTCAGCGAGAACGTCTCGATGAACGCCAGTGGGGTGTACCCGTTATTGATGTTGCTCGTCACCAGCCGCGACGTGTTGGCGATATTAACGCCGTTCTTTTTGAACCAGAACCAGACGTTTTTCGAGCTGGCGCTGCTGCTGGTCAACTGCACGGTGACGTTGAACTGATACAGCCCCGACACCGGCACGACAACACGCGACGCGGGCGTGCCGAGCGCCACCCCGTTAGCGACTTGGGTGGAACTGAAAGCTAACAGATACTCGGTGTTTGTGACCGCAGGCGTCACCGTGTCGGTCTTCACAAACACGCCGTAGTACTGCTGCTGTTGGATAGTCGGGCGCACAAAGATGACGCCGTTCGTGCCGACGCTCATCACCGCCGCCACCGGGATAACGTTGTTTGGCGCCGTGGGCTTGACGTTGGTGTACGCGCCCGCCACCGTGGTCGAGGGGTAGAGGATGTCGCCCGCGCTGAACAGCGTTGTGTTGATGCCTGCTATCGCGCCCCAGACGGTGCAATAGCCCTGCTGCCCGCTGTTGGGCAGGTCATGGGCCATGACGCCGAGGATGTACAGCGACGGCTGCGAGCCGTCCGCGAGGTACGGCGCCACGGCCAGCGTGTTGCCGGTGCCGACGCCCGCGAAGCCGACGACCGTGCCGCGAGGGATCGTAATGCCGGTCTGGTTCTCCACGCGGGCGTACAGGTCCAGCCCGATCTGCTGGACCACGCCGTAGTTCATGCCGAGGTCGAGCGTCGCGTCTGTCCCGCCCCACGCCAGCGTGCCGGAGGAGTACACGACCGGCGGAGAGGGCGTGTTGTCGAAGTTGATCCGGCGAACGTTGTCAAAGTTGACCGAGTCCGCTGACGTCGCGTCCGTCTGAAGGTTGACGAAGAAGCGGTACCACTCCCGCGCCATCAGCCCTGTGGCGGCGTCGAGCAGCGGCACCCGCGCTGCCGGAAGTTGAGTGTTAGCCTCAGCCACTGGTTGGACTCAGTTGCAGTTCCGCGCCCAGCAGCGCGATCTTGACCGGATCGGTCCCGCTGACCTCGTACACGCGGTCGCGCAGCTTGAGCGTCATGCCCAGCCGCCGCCAGATGACGCGGTGGCTGTGCTCGCCGATGCGGCCCATCTCCCGCCAATGCTCATTGCTCCAGGTGTGCCCGCCGTCGTCGCTCCAGCGCAGCATGACGCGCGGCACGGCACCGACCGTAGCCACCGAGTCGAGGATGTTGATGTTGATGTCCGACTCGGTCGCCAGCGGCGTGGAAACTGCCGCCGGGTAATACTCGGTATAGAACAGGGCGCCGTCTTCGGCGCTCAGCGTGTCGCCGCTCTCCAGCAAAAGGTATTCGTAAACCTCGGGGCTGTCCTCAGTCGCAAGGTCGATGAAGTCGAACTCGTCGTTGCCGTTCAAGCCGACGCCCGTCTCGCAGTCCAGTTGCAGCGCGTGGTGCGCGGTACGGTTCAAGTTGTTCTGCCCCGTCGGCAGCGCCCGCCAGGACCGCACCCACTTCTGGATCTCGCCCGCGTCCGAATGGACGTCCATGTCGAAGGCGTAGACCTTGCCGTTTTGGTAGTCGCCTACCAGCACTTCGCCGTTGTACGCCATCTGGCAGTTGCTGCGGTGCCGCCCCAGCCGGTTGGTGATCCAACTGGCCCGCTCATGCCACGCCCCAGTCGCCACGTCGAACACCCAAGTAGCGTTGGCCGTCGGGAACGTCAGCACATAGAAGGAATGCCCGTCCTGCTGGTAGGTGTAGCCGATGGCATCATCGATGCGACTGTAGCTCTGAATCTGCCACTCGATAGCGTGGGTGCTGACCCGCGTGCCGGTGTAGCCGTTGCTGCGGTAGACGATGCCCTTGCCGCGAGCGTCTGCGCCCAGCCAGAACAGCGCGTTGTCGAGCTTGGCGACTGAGTACGCCGCAGCGCAACCGAGTTCGTTGAACGCACCCTGAATCCGCTCCAGCGGAAAGTCCACGCCTCCGGCGTTGTACCAGACCTCGACCGAGGACGTGCCAAACAGCCACACCTCGCGGTGATCGACAATCAGCGACACCAGCCGGTCAGGCGATCCTTCGGCGCTGGCGAAGTCCAGCGGATCGACCGAAGTGCCGTCGAGCAGACTTGTCACCCAGAACTTCTGCGAGTCGGGCTGGCTGAAGACGAAATAGCCGTCCAAGAACGAGACCGTCTTCGCGCCGGGGAAGTCTGGGTCGGTGATTTCCTGAAAGACGCCTGTCGTCGCGTTGTAGATGTAGCTCTTCGGATCGCAGGCGACGAACAACTGGTCGCCGTTGTCCGCCATGCTGACCGGCCCCGAGCCGCTGACCGTGCCGAGCAGCGTGACGTTGTAGTACTGGTCGATGCGGTACAACTCCACGCCGCTGACGACGTAGCCGAACCCGCCGTAAGCCAACATCCCTCGGATCGGCCCGGCACCCACGGTCGTCACCAGACGCAGGCCCGGAGCACGGGTCAGGAACGCCGCCTCCTTGCCACCCTCGGCGAGAATTTCCGGGTACAGGTTCACCATGCGGTTGTCCGCAGCGTTTACGCTGCGGGCCACATAGCTGGAGCCGAGGAACGGTGTCTTCATACCCTAACGGTGCGGGGCAGGACAGCCATGTAAGCGCCGATGGGCACGAACCCAGGGCGCAGGCGACCGTTGGCAAGCGTGACGCCGGAGACGTAGGTGCCTGCGGTGGCGCAGGGCGATGATGCCGGGATGCCGCCGTCAGATTGCACTCGCGGATCTTGCGTGACCGCAGACCCTTCTATCGACCCGCCGCTGCCAAGCGACAAGAAATTAGTGGTGTTGCTGAAGTAACAGTTCGTCGTCTTTGTGATCGTGCCGATGGCCGCGATGCCGACACCGCAATAGGCCGCGATGTTATTAGTGATGGTCGGCGTGCCGCCGCCGGTAAAGACGCGGAAGCCTTGATCGGTTGAGTAAAGCACGGTGTTGTTGGCAATGACGTTCGTGCCGCCGTTGCTGACAATGCCTTGCCATGCGTGCATCACGACGTTGGAAATTATTCGGCAGTCTGGCGTCGTTCCATCAAGCCAGATGCCGTGGTCGCCCCCAATGATGACGTTACCCTGGATCGTAACGCCCGGCTGGTCGTTGAAAACGTTCTTAACAGAACCGCTGCCCGTGGTGCCGGTTGGCATACGGCAGATGTTGTGAGCGAACAATCCGCCGCTGCCAAGAGACGCTCCGCTGCAAATGAACACCTGCTTAAGGTATTTTGGCTGCGTGAGGTCGTTGTAGCAAACGCTAAAACCGGAGCAGTTGCCGTTCAACTGAATGGGATCGCCCGCGACGTTGTTGCTCTGCGACACATCGTAAATGCGATTGCGCCAGATGCGAGGTCGCAGCCCTTCACCATACATGCCATCGTCACCAATGTTGAAGATTTCGCAGTCTTCAACGACCGCATCGTCGCTGTAGAAGTTGAGACCACCGGACACATTGGCGCCGCTGGACTGCACATCATGCAGCCGCAGACGCAGGCATTTGAGGTTGTTCGCCTTCGACCCAGACGACCCTGCGTCCATGCAGGTTCTGATGCCGACGCCGTTGCCGCCAACGATGTCCAGATCTTGAACGGTCACGAAATTGACCGACCCGGCTACTCGCAGCCCGCGCAAGTTTCCAGAAGTGCTGGCGTCAATAAACGCTTTATTAGTCGTGGCCGCGCCAGTCACCGGGTCATAAGACCCAACGATTACCCGTGTCGCTTCAGACGACCCGCCCACATTGACCGTGATGGTGCCAAAAAAAGTCGTCCCGGCTTTCTGCAAATAGGTGTTGCCGGCAGCAAAAAACGCGATAGACGCCCACGATTTATACGGATCGCCGAACGTGCCCGTGCCCGTCCCTGACACCGTCGGGTCAATGTAGAAGGTCGCCATCAGGTAAACGCCCCCACCGCGATAACCGACACGCCCGCGCCAGTCGTCACTTTCCAACCGGCTCCAGTACACTTAGCACCGACCGGAATCACATAGGTGCCAATGCCGCCGCCGGGGCTGTTGGGCAGCACGGTGATGGCGCTGCCGCTGCCGTCCTTGATTTGCGTCTGCGCGGTCGCGGCAGTCGCCACCACACAGATCAGCTTGCCAAGGTAGTCGCCCGCCGCGCCCGTGCTGCCGAGCACTTGGTCAGTCTGGCTGGCGGCAACCGTCTCGTAATCACCGATGCCGTCGATGACTTCCAGTGCGCCAAGGCTCTGATTCTCCCCGCTAATCAGGGTCGTCAGGTTTACGGGATAGCCGGTGCTCATGCCAGAACCTCCAAGGTGACCCCTGCCGGGTAGGTGGCTCGCATCTCGACAGCCGCGTCGCCCAGGTACGGGAATTCGATCTGATTGGTGGCGCCGGAGACCGTGTAGGTCTCAACGGCAGTGGTGATGGTGCCCAGCCGGTCGCGGGAATCCAGAGTGACCGTGCCGGTGCCGACAATCCGCAGCCGGAAGAGGCTTGGCGCACCGATCCACTCGCCTGAATAGCTGGTGCCAGTCCAAGTAGTCTGCCCCCGCACCGCGTTGATGAGTTGATCGACGGTCGTGCGTTCCGTCGCCCCGCCCTGCACCAACGGCACTAGCTCGTCGCCAGTCAGGGGCGTCGATGCGACCGGCAGTTGAGAAATCTTGATGTTTGCCATTAGTATGATCCGGCGTAGATGTTGTACCGGCCCCGCCGCGCCACGATGCTGTAGGGCATGGACATGACGTCGTCGGGGAAGTTGACCCGCTTGAGGTTACGCTTGCTGGTCATAGCGATCCGCTGCACGGTCGGCGGCGGCTCGATGCCAAACTCGTTAGCGATCTCGCAGGCGAGGCTGTACTTGAAGCAGCGCAGGTATCCTGGCGGGAAGGCCAGCACGGTCGCTGCGTTGACAGGCTGGGTCAGCGGCTCCACGGACACGAAATGCCACTCCAACGGCCTTGTAGCCACCGGGTAGATGGTCATCTCGATGTCGGGGTTCGTGAAGTTCGGCCATATGACCTGCGGGTAGGTTGCCGTAACCGTTTTGAGCGCGATGCCGTTGTACTGCTGCTGGTTGATGATCTTGATGCCGTAGCTCAAACCATTCGCCGGATCGCGGAAGTAGGTGGCGTCGTCGAGCTTCACGGGGCGCCCACCTACAAAATTGCCCGTGGGGCCGAGTGTGCGTGTCGCCACGCCTTGCGGCCAAGTGAAGACTTGGTCTTGCGTGGCGTAGACCATTAGCCGCTCAAGGTTCCAGCTATCGATCATCTGCTGCATCGCCGCGAGAGCGTCTTGTGTCGTCGCAGCGGAGGGCACCTCGCCTTCGGCTAGTTGCCCGATCAGGCGCAGCGCCGCGTTAATCTGGTCCCCGGCGGTCGTGCTCATTGGTCACCCTCGGTCGGCCACGCCGCGCCACGACAAGCTCGTTGGGCGCAACTTCTTCGCCGGGAGTATACCGCTCCCAGCCGTTTTTCTCATCTGCTTCCGCTTCCATGTCCATCGTCGCAACCTTGTGGCCGTGAACGGGGTGCTTGAGATGGATAATCACTTAAACCCCACGCCCAAAAGGTTGTTGAACGCCGTGCGCTTGATATGCACTTCCGAAAACTGTTTCAGGCTGTCTCGTAGCGTGTCCGACACAAAACCGCAGTGGTGCGCCATGTACGGGTTGTTTTCAAGCGCGGTGCGCAGCCCGTACATCAGGTCTAGGCCAGTAATTGGCCCTGCCGGAGACACGTACAGCACATCTTCCGTCGGATAAACGTCTTCCAGATCCGGCACAAGAATGACGGCCTTACCGCCGGGCTTTAGAACCCGATAGATCTCCGAGACTGCTTGCGGTACTTCGTGCGGGTAGACGTGTTCCAGCACATGCGAGCAGTACACGATGTCAAATTCGCCCACAGCACCCATGTCGGTGATGCTGGCGACGATGTCCGGCTCACACTCGGCGCAGGCGTCGAGCCGCACTTCTTCGCAAGCGGGGAACCACTCAGGAAGTGGCCCCCGCCCGCAGCCTGCGTGCAAGACTCGGATCAAGCCGAGCCTTTCCACAGGCCAAGCGCGGACAGCGTGTTCATGATTTCCTGAACCGCTGCCAGTTGCGTAGCCCCAAACGATGCGGACGTTGCAATGTTGGTAGTCGCTTGCACGCTTGATGCACGCTGTGTAACGGGCGCTTTGCCATAAAATCCCACAGTGCCGCCAGACGTGCCGATGATGGCATCGTTGAGCACTGGGTCTTCAAAGGCCACGCCGATTGGCTTGGTGTTTTGAGGCATGTCTACTCCACGTAGAGGTCGCCGCCGGGTTGCTGACGCAGGTACGTATGAAAGTTACCTTCGTAAGCCTTCTCGGTGGTGTGATGCGTAATGTCAAGGTCGGGCACGATAATCAGTTCCCCGCCCGCATCCCGCCAGTTACGACAGAATGCGTAGTCTTCACCGTACCACACGCCTTTGTGCGCCCCATGATTGAACAAGTCGATATACGGGTTAAATTTATCGCCGTATGCCAGTTCCGGGTAGGCAGTCATGAACTTGTTGACCGCCTGCTTGGTTATCTTCAGAAACCCCGCTGGCGCAGAGAACGCCAGCAACGCGCCGTCATCCCGCACCAGAGGCGAGCCGTCAGCGTCGGTAAGCACCGACCCCATGTACTCGACTTCGTCTCTCTTGAAGCGATACGTCCCCGCAACCACGTCGCCTTTGGTTTCAATCAGGGTCAGAAGGTCTTGAGGCTTCCAGGAAAGATCGTGGTCGATAAACACAATAACGTCTGCTTTTACGTCGAGCGCCTTGCGCAGCATGGTGGCCCGAGCGGCTGAGATGTAGGGGCAGCCGATTTCGGACACCATGCCTTCCTCCCATCCCGCTGCTTGAATCAACGGAACAGAAGCCGCAAGGCTATCGAGCGTTTGCTGGTACGGTTTTTTAAGCGTTGGGATGCAGAAGATAACTTTCATGGGTTGTCAGGGGGCCGAAGCCCCCCCGCAAAGTTACGCAGTGGCGTAAATGCCCAGACCAATCAGCGTCAGTTGGATCTCTTGCAGCGCGGCCAGTTGGGTCGCGCCGAAAGAAGCTGACGTTGCAATGGCGCTGGTGGCGTGGACAGCGGAGCTATACGCCCGCCGGACCACCGGAACCTTGCCGTAAAAGCCGACTTTCGACGTCCCAGCAGAGCCCAGCCTTACGCCCCCGGCGCCGTTGGCAACTTGAACGACCTGCCCCGATGCGCCTACGTTGAGTACCTCGTCGAGATTGCCATCACCAGTTTGATAGCCGTCACCAACCTTCGGAAGTGCCATGGTGTATTCCTCTCAGTGATTCGATTGACCCTAGCCCCAGACGCGCACAGCCATCTCAGGACGGATCACCTTGTAGCCGTACAGCACATCAATACGACACGGCAGACGGTCGTTGTTGATGTCGTACTGACGCACGATCCGCATGGAGATGCCGTTGTGGACCTGACGCGAGGCCATATCGACGCCTTGCGGCATGATAAGGTCGGCGGTGGCGAAGGTGATGGCGTCGCGGTGATAGGCGAGGTTCTGCGGGTACTGCGACGCAGCCGAGCCAAGCATCGTGATGTCGGCATCGTTGAGCGGGAAAGCGTCAACGGTAGCCAGCGGGTGCGCAGCGGTGTACAGCGCAGGGGCGAACTTCAGGGTGCCGGTCGAAGAACCCGTCAGATCCTCGGTCACCACGAACTGCTGAAGCGAGCCGGTGGATTCGCGGGTCTGCGGGTTGACCGCAAAAACGCTTTGCATGGTGAACACATCGCCAACTTTCCAAGTCTTTGAAGAACCCGTAAAGGTGATGGCCAGTTGGGACGTGCCCTGCGCGGTCGGGGCGCCGTCAACCTCAATCGCCGTGCCCCAGTCGCCCGTAGTGTGGACCTTCATCGACTGCGACATGGCCAGCTCCTCGAAGCCGAGGATGCCTTCGCCCATCAGACCCGACTTGAACTGACGGGAGATGGTGCTGACCGGGTTGAACAGGCCCTTCATGCCTTCCA